CCCCGCGCGCCGGCCAGGCGCTGCTGCACGCTGTCCATGTACTGGCCGTTGTTCATGATCGCGATCAGCGCCATCAGCGCCTGGCGGTCCTGGACGATCTTGCCGATGGCCGAGCCTTGCAGGATGGCCGCCTGCGATTCCAGCGCCGCCTTGCGCTCGCCATCGGAGCCTGCGGTCTGCGCCGCGCGGCGGGCCGCCACAAAGCGGGGGTCACCCCCCGCAATCTGGCTGGCCAGGTTGGTGAACGCACTCAAGCTGTCCACACCGCGCGCACGGGCCGCGGCAAGAGAGCCCGCCAGGTCAACGCCCAGCTTCTTGGCGTCGGCGGCCGTGTCCTGGCTGTTGATCTTGCCCAGCAGATTGACCAGGTTGTTGCCGGCCTCGTCGCGCGTGCCGGCGGTGATCACGCTGGCCTGGGTGGCCGCCAGCAGGCGGTCAATGTCGCGCGGCCCGCGCATGCCGGACTGGCCTGCGATTGCCAGAATCTGGGGCAGCCACTTGGCCATGTCACGCAGCTCGAAGCCGCCGGCCTGGCCAGCGGCCAGCGCCTTGTCCAGCAGCAGGGGGATGTCCGCCTCGCTGAAGCCGTTCTGCAGCGCCCGCACCACGATGGAAGCCATCTGCTCGGCGCTGGCGCCGGCACCGGTGGCCGCGCGCTGGATCATCGGCAGCATCCGCGTGGCAGCACCAACCTCCACCGTGCCGCTGCCGATCATGCTGTTCAGGGCCGCAAGCGCATCGTCGCGGCTGCCCCCACCGGCCTGCACAGACTGGCGCACCGCGGCGTCCAGCGCGCCCATGCCGGCGCGCCTGGCGTCCACGCTCTGGCCGGCATAGGCCGTGTTGGCTGCGCTGGCCAGGGCGTACTCATAGCTGCGTGCCGCGCCCAGTGCCGGCGCGGTCGAGGACCGCACTGCGGCCACAGCGCCGGCTACAGCGGCCGCTGCGGTGACGGCCCGAATGGTGTTCCCCGCCGCAGACCACGCGGCCTGCAGCCGGCCCGCCAGCTGCGTGGCGCGCTCGGTGTCACGGCCCAGCTTCTCGGCCTGCTTGGCGGCCTCTTGCGGGCCGCGCATGCCGGCCATCTGCTGGTCGGCCTGGCGGCTGGCCTGGGTCACGCCCTGCACCGTGCGCTCCAGGTTCTTGAAGTCCTTCTCGATCTCGTCCAGGCTGCGGCGCAGCGGGGCCACCAGCCGGTCTTGCAGGCTGGTGATCAGGGCAACGCGCATGTCCTGGCTCACTTGGCGGCTCCTGCGCGCCGCGGGCGGCGCTTGATGATGTAACGGGTGGTGGTGCCGGTGGGCGGCGCGTCAGCGCCCCGGCTTGAGGTGCGCGGCGCCAGTTGCTCCAGCATCACCAGGCACTCGGCCACGCCCAGTTGCGCGGTCTCGGTCCACGTCAGGCCGGCGCGGCACAGGGCAAGGCGGGCTTGTGTCCATTGGGCGTGGCCGCGAGCGCGGCCCGCCGCTTTCCCTCAAGCTCAGCCGCCGCCGCCTCCAGCCGGTTGAAGTCACTCGGGTGCATGCCGGTGATCAGCTCCAGCGGCACCGGGGCCGGCAGCGTGCCCAGCCGGGTGAGCTGGCGCGCCAGGATGGCCGCGCTCAGCGCAATGGCGTTGGTGGTGCCCACCTGGTCCACGGCGTCGATGTTGTCCTGCACGGTGGGCGCGCGCAGGGTGAAGCTGCGGTGCCACGTGCCCTCCACCTCCACGCCCTGCTCCAGCTCGCCGCTCAAGGTCAGGTCCTTCATGGCGGCTTACTCGACGATCTTGGTGGCGGCGGTCAACTGGATGTCGATGCGCGCCTCGTTGTCCACGTTGTAGCTCTCGCCCACCTGCGTGGCGAAGCAGTCTGCATAGCTGGTGCGCCGGCCACCGGCCAGGGGCGTGATGCTGAGCTTGGCACCCTGGATGTTGGCCCAGTCCACAGGCGTGCCCGTGGCAGGCACCAGGGCCGTCACGCGCAGGTCGTACTGGCCCAGCGTGCGCGCAAAGCCGGTGATGCGGCCGGTGCGGTTCATCGTCCTCGCCGCACGGCGGCCGGTCTGGTCTGTGACGTCCAGCCCGGTCACCTCGATCTCGCGCCCGTCCACCTCCAGGATGGCGACGCCAACAAATTCAGTGAGCATGAAAAGGTCCTTCCAGCGGGCTTACAAGCCCAGGGGTGAGAGGCCCGCAGTCGCGGGGTGTGGGGGGCGTGGGGATGGGCTGGGGCCGTTCACAGCAGCAAGTCGATGCGGCCGGCCAGCACGTGCAGGCCGTTGACCACGTCCACCGGGATGCGCACGTTCAGACGGTTCGGGTCCACCGTGGCGCGCTCCACCACCAGTGCGGGCTTGTTGGCGTTCACGGCCTCAACGATCTCCAGCTCTTCCAGCTTCACCAGCACGTCCAGCACCTCGCTGCGCACCCGCGCTGCCGTGCGCTCGCTCAGCTTCTCGCGGGGGAAGCGCAGCGTCACGCGCTCGCGCACCGCGCGGCGCACATAGTCCAGCGTGCGCACCGTGGTCAGGTCCAGGTAGCTGATGTCCGCCACGCCCAGCGGGTTCAGCGTGTAGGTGGTGATGGCGCGCACCACACCCACCTGCTCGCCCGGCTGCACCTCCAGCGGGGTGATGCCGTTGGCCAGCGCCGTCTCCTGCTCGGTGCGCGTCATGCGGCTGGCAATGGGCGGGGCCTGCACGCTGGTGAGCACCAGGGTGTTCAGGGGCCGGGCGGGGTCTTCCTCCGCCGCGATCAGGGCCGCATAGGCGGCGGCCACTTCCTCGGCCGGGGTGAAGCTGCCGGGCAGCAGCGCACCGGTCAGGCGCTCGCTGTTCAGGGCCGCGGCCAAGGTGGTGGCGGCCGACAGCGTGCCGGTCAGGCCGAACACGCCAATGGCGCTGCGCTGCTCCATCGGCCCGCTCACAAAGTTCAGGTGCGTGCGCAGGGCCTGCAACTGGGTGCTGGCCTGGTACGGCACCACGATGATCTCGTGCCCACCGCTTTGCACCGCGGCCAGGGCGGTGGTGATGTCGGGGTCTGTGGCACCGCTGGCGAAGGCGGTGACCACCGCCGTCACGCTGGCGGCCGTGGGCGTGGCACTGGCCCGCAGCGAGTTGCCCACGGTGCCCAGGTTGCGCGCCGTCAGCGTCACCACGCCGGCCGCGCTGGCGGCCGAGAAGGGCAGATCGGGGCGGGCGGCCACCGCGGCCACCACGGCCGTGGCAATGGCGGTGGGCGTGTCACCCAGGGCCACAGGCAACTGCACCAGCGTGCCGGCCAGGTTCAGGTCCAGCACGCCGGCACCCGTGGCCGTGCCGGTGATGGTGATGGTGGCGGTGGCCGCGGTGCCCGCCGCATCGGCCACCGGGCACACGAACAGGCGGGCATAGGGGTTGGTCTGCAGCACGTCCACCACCATGCGGTGGCACTGGCTGCCGCGCCCGAACTGCAGGGCCGCCGTCTCGGCGTCGAAGATCTGCAGCACCGTGTTCACAGGCGCCGGGCCTGCGGCCATCTTCTGCGCAATGATGAGGATGCGCGCCGCCGCACTGGGCAGCGTGCGCACGGCCAGGCTGTTGTTGAACTCGAAGTAGCGGCCCGGCTTGCGGATGCTGTTCGGGATCTGATTGAAGCTGATGTTGGGGCTGGTCATGGTCGGGCCGTCCTTGGGTCAGTGGATCCAGGTGATGGGGGGCGATGGGGGGCGGAAGACGCTCAGCCCTTGGCGCCGCTCTTCGCGCCGGCCGCCGGCGCTGCGGCAGGCGCCGGCAAAGGGCGGGGCTGCACCTCCACCAGGTCGCCGTCCGCCAGGCGGCGGATGTAGTAGCCGGTGGGCGCAATCTCCACCGGCTCTTCGCCGATGTAGGTGCGGGGGTCTTCTTCGCGGGGCACTTGCAGGCCGGTTGCTGCCTTCACCAACATGGGGGGTCCTTTCGTGCTGTCTCAGGGGGCCACCAGGGTGGTGACCTGGTCGCTGGCGTCAGATTCGTCGTCGCCGGGCTTGAGCAAGTAGCTCAGGCCCACGGTGATGAGGTCGCCGGCCGGGGCCAGGGCGGGGTCGGGGTAGATCTCGGTCCACGCGGTGGCGAACTGCTGCGCCATCACCGTGATGGCGTCGCGGTTGACCAGGCTCTTGGCCACGCTGCGGATGGCGCCCGGCGCCAGCGGCTCAATCTGCAGGCCCAGCGTGGCGTTCACCAGGGCGAGCTTGTTGTCTTCCAGCAGCTGGTACACGCCCACGTCCTGGCCGCGGCTGTCGTCGGCCTGGCGGGCGCGGTCTTGCACCAGGTTGCGCTGGGCCACCAGCACCTCAAAGGTGCCCTGGTAGCGCCAGGTGCGCGGGCCCACGCGGGTGGGCCGGGCGCCGTCAAACGTCACCCACACGGCCGGCAGCGAACGGATCCAGCCGAACGTCTCATCGTCCAACTGGGCGCCGTAGCTCTCCACCAGCGGGGTGTAGCTGCGGGTCACCGCGCGCAGGCGGTTGACCAGGCCCTGCTCTATCAGCGTCACCGGGCTGCTCACAGCATGCCCTCCAGTGCGCCAAAGGTGCGCGCAGGCGTGCGCACGGCGCTGGCCCCGCCCACGGCGGCCGGGTTGCCGGCGCTGGCCAGCTGCAGGTTGCCCGCGGCAATCTGCACCCGGCCCTCGGCAGCGGCCTGCAGCCAGGCGGTGGCGTCCTTGAAGCGGGCGCGAATGCCCTCGGTCTCCATCACCTCGGTGCCGGTCATGCGGTAGCGGGCGATGTCGATGCACGCGGTGCGCAGCTCCACGGGGGTGGTGCTGAGCACCACGCCGGCCCGGCTGGCCAGCGGCAGCGCGTAGCGGCGGCCCAGGTAGCCGTCCATCTCCGCGCTGGCGTCGTCCAGGGCGCGCTGCAGGGCTGCGGTGTCCGGCGTGCCCACGCCCGCGCGATCGCTCAGCGCCGTGGCCTCACGGGCGCCAAGGCGGTCAATCATCTGCTGGACGGTGGCGTAGGGCATCGCGGCTCAGGGCGCTGCAGGGGTGGGCTCAGGTGGGCTCAGGTGGGCTCAGGCCGGCTTCTGCGGCTGTGCAGGCGGCTCTGCAGCCGGCTGTGCAGCTGGCTTGATGGCGCCCGCCTCCAGCAACTGCTTGGCATCGGCCTCAGACAGCTCCAAGGTGGCGCCGGGCTCGTGCCGCTCGCCGTCGTACTCAACGGCGTAGACGGCGATGTAGGCCTCCACCGCAACGTCGGCGGTGGAGGTGTTGGTCTTGGTTCTGGCCATGAAGTACCTCTGAAGTTGATGGGCGATCAGGCGATGGCGGTCTGGAACAGGTAGCCGCACTCGGCAGCGGCGATCACTTCCTTGACCGTCTCGCCCACGCGCACCAGCTCGCCGCCACGCAGGCCCCGCTTGGGCTCGGGGATGCTGCCGGCGATGTAGTTGCCGAACTGCGCAGTCCAGCCCCAGCTCGGCTGGCCGATCTGGGCCGCCGTCTGGCTGCTGTAGATCAGGGCAGCGCTCTTGCCCCAAGCGCGGTTGTAGGCGGCGGGCTGGCCCCGGCGGGCGGTGTTGACCCACGCCTCGCCGATCAGGATCTCTTCCAGCTCCAGCGCCTCGGCCGCCATCTGCAGGCTGACCACGCCGCGGTTCTGCGCGGTCTTGTAAACCGCCTGCACCATTGACGGGTGCTGGCGCAGCACCGTCCACACCTGGCGGCCCAGCACCAGCTTGTTGGGCCGCACCAGCAGCGAGTCCGCCGCCACCAGGATCGCGTTGAC